CGCGGACGGAATGACCAGTCGGAAAGTTCCGATGTGCTTGAGAACGAGTCGACGAACGTCCGACCGTTGTCGGCTCCGTTCAGTTGAACGATCCCAGTCGAATCTTCGAGCCGATATGACGTTGAATCGTAAGCGGTTCCGAGGTTGTTGCTGTCATCAAGCGGAGTGATCGACGTGATCGACGCGACGGGGAACTCCGCGAGTTGAAGGATGCTCGAGTCAGATTCGTAATCCTCTGTCCGTGTCGCCGCTTCGAATCCGTTCGACAGCGATCGACCGCAGTATCGACGCGCGGCCGCGTGAGCGCCGTCGATGAGAACCTGAAGCCGCGTGTCGTCTCCGGACCCCGTGATCCCCGCCCATGATTTGTAATCCGTGAGAGATATCACCGCCATACGTCACCTCATTAGATCGGAGCGGACGGAGCATAAGCCATCGGAACATATGACAGGAAGGCCGCTTCGAGTTGAACAGATCCGGCGCCTGTAACCGAAGCGGGAGTCACTGTCAGAGCCATAATCCACTTGCACCCGCGTGTGTCGAAGCCACATCCGAGATTGATGTTTGTTCCCGTTGACTCTCCCGCGATGACTCCGTATTTCCATACGCCGTCGCGAATATCGTCCGTCGCGCCGGGAGTCATTGTCATAGTTGTTCCAACCACACCGCCACTTGTCGAGACGTTCAGACGCACCCATCGAATCGATCCCGTGTTGTTGAATACTCCCGTCGTCTCATTGAACGCGGAATCTTCGCCGTATGCGCCATATACAGCGATCGCTGGCGAAGTCGCCGCCGCCGAAATCGCCGTTGCGTATCGAACGCGAAGGAGGACACGGCACGCATTCAATGGAACTCGAAGCGGTGTCACGTTCGAATCGGAGTAGGTTGCGGGTTGAACCAGCACACCCGAAGCGGGAGCCGCCGCCTTCAGATCGGAATGGATGATCGTCCAGTCTGTCTGCGCGAACGCCGGGAAGACGACATTTCCCGCCGATACGTCAAGTCCTAGTCTGTCGCCTGCGCCCATAAATCATCCCCTTACAGTTCTGGGTTTCCCGATTCGTTTGTATTCGTCCTGGTGTTGATGGATCACATTCCAGGACATATCGACCCACGATACCATAACTTGAAGATGACCGATGTTCACCGCCGGCGCAAGGAACACCCTTCCGACTTCGTTCATCTTCAGCCAGAAGTTTACATCAGCGTCGATCCGATCTTCACCCCATCCGTCTTTTCCGGGTTTGTGGTGAAGCCACGGCTTCGACATCTTGTCCAGTACGCTTGATCGAATCACCGTCAGTCCGAAATGTCCTGAGTCGATGTGGATCAGATCCGCGTTCGCTTCGTCATTCGTGATCGGCTTGTATCTTCCGAGGAGCGACAGCCCCTCGGATCCGCGCTTCGCCTGGTTCGCCGCGATCGCGTCAGCCTCGGGATAGAGATCCATCAGCGTAATCAGACGAACCACGTCCGCCGCCGTGAAGACCGTGTCGTAATCGATCGTGATGATGTACTCGCGTCCCGTCGCTTTCGCGTGTTCGAGCGCGCGTTCCATCCCCTGATCGAAGTACGCTCCGGACGTGTTGAAAAACGGGATCTTGAGTTCGACACATACCGACGTACAAAGTTCGCGGTTATATGTCCAGTTCAGACGAGGCATCGTCATGCACACGATGCATCGATCGCCGATGTTGTCAGGCTTGACCGGCTTCACCGCTTCCAAGTTCAGCGAACATGGATTCGTCGTCGTGTCGGGATGCATCGGAGTAAAGCGCTTCACGCCGACAAAACCGGCTTTCTCCATCAGGACGCGAAGACCGCTTTCGTCGAAGATCGTTTTGTGAAAGTCGTTCTCATCGATCTGTCCACCCATAAGCAGACTTCCGATCGGGAATCCCAGATCGACACCCTCGACGTAGGCTTTTGCGATGATCTTGAAATCGGGAACACCGACACGGATCACGCCTCCTGGTTTCAGTACCCGAAACCACTCCGACAAAACCTTCTCCGTTTCGCCGGCTCCGAAATGCTCGAGGACATGAGATGCGTAGACCTCGTCGACGCTCTCATCTTTGTAGCCTAAAGGATACACCTCGGATCCGATCTTCCGATCGATCGAGATATATCCGTCGAGAACACTGTCACCCGCTCCGAGGTTGAGACGTACCTTCTCCGCTGTCATCATGTTTCCTTTCACTCACTCGAATCACTCTTCGGACAAAACTCCGCGCGTCGGTTTCCCGATACGCGCGGAGTGAAAGGAAAGCATCAATCAAGCCAAGGTGTCGACCGCCGCGACAGACGCGATCGCGCCGAGTTCCGTCGTGGTGTTCGGAGCCTGACCGCCGCGATAACCCTCGACGATAAAGACCGGGTTGTTGTATCCGGTAGCGCCGGGAGCCTGGAAGCCGATGTGAAGATTCTTGTGGTGATTGTTCGCGATGGTCGCGACGATCACGTTCGCCGCCGCCGTGGACGGTGTCGGCAAAGCGAACTGCGTAGAGGTCGGAGTTCCCGACGTACCCTGAAGACCGGGGACAGTCGTCGAGTTGGTGAAGGTCGTGTCGTTGCCGAGACGGATGTCGAGCGCCGCCCACTTCGCGGTCGTGTTCGTACCGACGGAGGGGTGAATCGCCTTCACGACGACCTGGTCGTATCCGCTGATGTCGAACTGAGTCGTCGCTGAGTTCGACGTGTTATATCCCGCCGTAGGCAGAATGTACACCTGAGTTTTGCTGAGAGTTCCGAGAACCATAGATCATTTCTCCTTATGTGAGATGTTTGGATTAGGTCGTCTTGATCGCGACGATCGGACCGTAGGTCGAAGCCTTGCCGTCGCCGTGAATGTTCACCGATGCGCGAGCCGTCGCGCGCCACTGCCAAGAGTCGCTCGAGAACGCCGCGTGTTCGCTCGAAGCGATCGTCAGATCGCGACGCTCGCCGACCATCGAACCGCCGACGAAGTCGCCGAGATACACGCTCGATGTCGTCGCCGCGGAAGCGGTAGGCATGACCTGAGAGAAGTAAACCGGGTAGCCGAGGAAGGACGCATCAGCGCCGGCGAGAGCGGGACCGGCGAGTTCCTTGAACTGAGAGGTAGCCTTCTCCAAGCGCAGCATGACTTGGAAGAAGAACTGACGTGAGCAGACCATCGCGATACGCGCGGAGTTCACGTTCTGGAGAACACCGAGAGCGCCGGTGAAGTCGCTCGCGGTGATGTTGCTCCATGCCGTACCGGAAGCCGCGACGTATGCCGAGGTCGGAAGCGCGTTCTTCAAGCCAAGGTAGCCGCCGTAGGTCGAGGTTCCGTCGCCGTTGAAGTAGGATTCGTCGATCGCCTTGTCGTAGGCTTCGCGCATGGAGTTCGCGAGATCGTCGGCGATGTTCACCGCCGAGTCTTCGAGCAGTTCGTTCGAAGCCTGCATGAGGAGTTGAAGTTTGCGCGCGGCGAGTTCGACTTGGTCGTAGCCGTTGTCAGCCACGGTTCCGGCTTGACCTTCGCCGACCCACGACATCGTCGCGATGCCGGTCTTACGCGGGATGCGCTGGAGATCGCGAGACATACGAACGACGTTCGAGATCTTGCGCGCCACGCCGACGGGTTCCGTCAGATAGACGAGTTGAGCGACGAACTCTTCGGGGACCAGGAATCCGCCGAGGGTGTTCGAGTACTCGACCTGCGCCTTCTTGGCGATCTCAAGATCGTTCGCTTTCTGACCGTAGTTCTTGCCGCCCATCATCGCGAGACGGGTAGACGCGGCGAATGCTTCCGCCTGATCGGCATCGACGAAAGCCTTCTTCGGCTTCTTGTCGTACATCTTCTTCGAGATATCAGAGTTCATTGTTTTCTCCTTGATGATCGACGCGGGGATCGCGCCGGCGTTTACGATCGCCGATGCGTTCTTCCGCGCTTGCTCCTTCAGGACTTCGTTTTCCTGTTGGAGCGTTTCAATTGACTTGGTTTCCGCGACGACTTCAGTCGCCGCTTTCTGGTGATCCGCACAAAGCGCGATGAGATCCACATCGGATCCGTCAGCGTTTGCGAGGATGATCGACTTCGACGCGAGATACTCTTTCACGGCTCCCGCGTCGGTGTCGGATCCCGTGAAACCTACCTTCTTCGCATAACCGAGAACCTTGGTCCAGTCCATAGACTGACTCCTTTTCGGTTCCTCCGGGTTTCGCGTCGTCGATGAGGCTTCCAAGCCGCTCTGACGTAGGCAGTTTCCGAGAGACGGTGTTCAGTGTACCACACTCACAGAATAATCACGCGCCGCATCGACTTCGGTTCCTCGACGACGGGGACCATATCGCTCTGACAGTCGCCGTTCATCGGCATCGCGGTATACGAAACCTCGAGGAGTTTCCATGCGCGGATCATGTTCGATGCTCCCGCGTATGACTTGCGCTCCTCGTTCGTCGGCGCTGATGAGTCCATGATCTCGAAGCCGATCGACATCCCGATATTCCCGGATTCCGCGAGCGCCTGTACTTGGTTTCGATACGGGTTGTCCAGGTTGTTGATGAGCGCGCCGCGCACAAGCCAACCACCCGGAGTCATCTTCAACCATCGCGCCTTCGCGACGGCTTTCATGATGTCGTACTCGTGGTCGACGAACAGGTTTCGATTCTTCGCGAAGTACGACGACACGTCGCCTCCCTCCGGGAGTACGACTTCGCCTTCCATGTCGATCGTGTTTCGAGTCGCCCACGACGTAATCTCGAACGGCTGACCCTCCGCCGGCGCGCCGACTTGAGTCGGCGCTGACGGCTCGAGCGTCTTCACCGCGATCTTTCCTTCAGCCTTGTACCCGCGATCGCGGAGACTCTTCGTGATTCGCTCCGCCGCTTCGCGATTGAAATCGATTCTGTTCATGTTCAGTCCTTCGTCATTTTCTCGACGTTTACACAGACACAGTTCGGATGCACATCGGACGGAGCGTAGATCGGACGCTTCATGGTGTACGTCTTCCCGTCAGTACCCGCGATCGATGTTCCCGGTGTGAAGTACGGTTCGTTGATCGGGATCGGATTCGACTCGGGATACATCGCCGCCGCCGCTTGACACAAGCCGCAAGGGTTCCCGCCGAGACTCCAGAACTTGTACTCGTACCCGATCTCCTCCGCCTGCTTCATCGAGCCGTGAGCGTAAGCGCGCGCGGTTTCGGTTCGCGCGATCACCTCGGCGCGGTTCATCGGAACATCCGCGACGTTCTCCGTCAGCCGCTGTTGAATCTCATTGAGCGTCGTTCCCTCGCCGAGTTCACCCTTCACCAGTTCCTTATCGATCGCCGTTCGCAGTTGATTCGCCATAGTGTCAGTGACACCCTTCACAAGTTCGAAGTTATATTTCTGAATGTACTCGCGCGCCACGTTCGAGGAGAGCGGATTCTCCACCGTCGATCCGGACTGACGGATGAACGCGCGCGCGCCTTCGCTGAACGCCGCGTTCATCGACTCTCCCATAAGCGACGACAGCGCCGCCGGATTCATTGCGTCGATGTCGAAGGTTCCGTCAGGCCTGAGACTCGCGATGCCGGCGAGAAGCGCATCCTTCGCCCACTTTTCGATCGCCTCGCGGATCTTGTCTTCCGTCTTCTTCATCGGCTTTCCGGATTCGACTTCGTCTTCCGCTTTCGTGTGGACAACTCCACAATGACACTTCGAACCGCCTGACCAATCGAAGCGCTCGACGACGATGACGATCGGCTTACCTTCTTCGTCGACTTCCTCCGGCTCCATGTCGACGCTCGGCGCTTCCGGCGCTTCGGCTTCGGGGAGTTCTTCAGGAGCGACATCGACACTCGGCGCTTCCGGCGCTTCGCCTTCGGGGATCTCGGCTTCGGCTTCGGGTTGCTCCGCTTCCGCTTCGGGTTTCGGTTCTTCCGTGACCTCGACCGCATCGGTGAACTCCTCCTCGTTCAATTCTTTGTCACCTGTGAGATAGGGTTTCAGTCGATCCGCGAGGAGCGTCAGTTCCGCTTCCGTCAGTTCTGCCGGCGGTTTGATCTTGATCGACTTGTGATCGTCACCGCACATCTTGTCTTCCTCGCGCGCGTCGATGCGCTCCGCGATCGATTCCGCGAACGTTCGACCCGCGTCGCCTCCCCACAAAGCCCAAGCGATACGACCGGCTGACGGATATCCATCCTCGCCGGGGTTCCAGCCTTGACCCTGCTTGTCGACTTCATGACGCGCGAAGTACGACACCATCCGAAGGATCGTGTCTTCGCTTAGGTTCTCGCCGTTCGCGATGTCCCTTGCTCTGGCTACGCCGACCATCGTCCCGCCGCGATTGAACTCCTCGCGCCACGCAAGACCGCGCTCGGCTTCCTCGCGCGCTTCCTTCGGGGGTCGACGATCCATCTCCTCCGCTTTCATCTCCGGCGCTTTCTCGCCGTCTTCAGACTTCAAGCGGAGATAGTGCTTCGACGCTTCCCGGAGATCCGCGTTCGGTTCGTCGGTCGGCGCTTCCTCCGTCGATGCTTCGTCCGCCGGCGCTTCGTCGATCGTCGCTTCCTCGATCGGCGCTTCCGATTCAGTCGGTCCCGCCGGCGTGACGATGCCGCCGGGAATGAGCGGCTTCCCTAATGTGTTCAGTTCGTCATCGAGCGGATCGAGACCCAGCGCCGCGCGGTACTCATTGAGATAAACCGCGCCGTTCACGAACGCCGCCGCCATTCGATTCGTCTGAAGTTCCACGTCGTCGCGGACCGGATTGTCATACGCGAACCAGTACTCGCCGGGAGTCTCGCCGAACATCGGCAACAACCACTCCGTCAGATCCTCCGCCACTCGGCGCTGACGCTCGTAAACGTTCTTCTGCCAGATCGGCTCCGCAACGGAAGCCGACGCGAGGTTCGCGTCGTTCAGTTTCCAGACCGCCTCCGGGATTCCCGCCGCGCGGTAGATCGCGCGCTCGGCTTGCTCGATCCCCTCGAGGTAGTTCATTTCGTGCGGCTTCGCTCCCGCCTCGAGGACTTCCATATCGCGAACGATCATCGCGCGACCCGCCGCGAGCGGTCCACCCTTGCCGCGAAGACTCGCTTCGAGTTGCTTCATCTGCGCGTCGTTGTATTCCTTCGGCGCTTTGATGATGATCCCGTACTGTCCGCTGTTCTTCCATCGCGCGACCTCGGAGACGATCGCCGCGTTCTCCACGTCCGCGTATTGCTCGATCGATGACACCCACGATAGACCGTCCCACGGCGAGAACGGATCCGGCATGTATCGCGAGACGATCACCTCCGCCGCCGGGATCGACATCGGGACCGTTTGGTCTCGACCGTAAATATATCCCTCAACGCCATTCGTCTTCGACAGGATCGCGCGCGTGTACTGAGGGTGAAGCAGAAACAAGCCGACCGGCTTCTCTCCGCCGGTCCAGACATACGCCTTTCCTGCGACCTCGCGATACCAGTACAGCATCGTCATAAAGTCGCAGTACGTCATGATCGGGTCTGGATCGCGAAGCAGATCAAGTACCGGATGTTCCGTCACCTGCTCGATCTCGTCGGCACTGTTCGCATACGACACCGCTTTCGCCGATGGAGCGATCCCCGCGACTCGACCTCGAAGGAAGTCGGCATCGCGCGCCGCGATCCGCTTCGACTTGGATGAGCGCTTCGCGCCGGCTTTCTTGTAAAGGCGCAGTTCACCCGCCGCCGCTGTCTTCGCGACCAGCGTCGCCGCGTTGTAGATGGATCCCTGGATCGCGCGACCGACGCGCGAGAAGTCGCGCGGATTGTTCGCTCGACTCACGCCGGCGAGTTCGTCGCTTGTGCGAATCGTCGCCGCTGTGTATTGCTGATCGACTTCCGTCGGTTCGCGCCTCAAGGCTTTCGAGATGATGTCGATCAGTCCCATGTGTCGATGACTCCGAGATAGGGGGTCGAGATTCCGATCCCTTCCGCCGCGCATATAACATAACGCATCGCATCCATACCGTGATTGTCGCGGTCCAAGGGTCGCTCCTTGATCGCGCCGTCACGCCTCGACTCCCAGATGTAAGCGTCGAACTCGTCGCGCGTCGAGGTCGGTCGCTTCGAGATCGCGAGCGTTCGATCATGCTCCATTGTCGCATGATTCATGACGTAGATTCGCGGCTTCCCGTTGGGTTGAATTCTGAGCCTCGATCGTACCAGATCGCATCCGCGATCGATGTCCTTCTCCGCTGGCGTAGTCATGACCCCGTAGCGATGGAGCGTCTCCCGATCCTCGCGCGCGTGATCCGCCACGGTCGCGACGTAGTCTTCACCTCGAGACAGTTCGATGATCTGCTTCGCGTGATCCTCGACGATGCGATGACTCATGTAAATCTCGCGGTAGAGGTAGAGCGCTTCACCGCTGTCAGCCCACCACTGACACACGAACGGATCGATGTACCCGAAGTCGATCGAGCGGAACTTCCGCCACGACTCCCAACCGTCCGGCATCCGATCGATGACGTGAACCGCCGCGTCGAACGCGTCGTAAACCACACCCTCCACTGAACACCACTTCCCCTCGAGGAGCCTCATCCGTCGATGTCCCGTGAGCGCTTCGAGACTTTGCATGAACTGAGCGCCGTCATACGTCGGCGTTCCGTCCGCCGCGAAGAAGCGCGGATTGTCCGTGAGCCGCGTCACGATGCGACGGAACCATCCGCTCGACGCGCGTAGATTCAACCAGTGCCGCTCGCTGCCGGGATTCGTGTCGCATACTAACTGCTGATACGGCATCCGACCAGACCGGAGCGCGCGTAGCAGTTGCTCGATTTCGTTCTCCGTCGTCTCGATCGCTTCGAAGACGTGGATCGTGTCATATTCAGCTGAGTACGTTCGCTCCGGCTTATCGAGTCCGCCGACGACGACGATCGACCCATTCGGGTACACGTACGATTCGCGGTTGGATCTCCTGGTCGATCCGAACAGATGCATCGTCTCCGCGTGAACGTCGCGCTCCCACGTGACTAGCACAGACTCCGACATCGACGCTCGGGTCTTTCGCGCGATGAGATGCCGACTCTGTGGGTACTTCCACGCGAGCGCATTCAGCCGCTCGAGTTCGGAGCGCGTCTTCCCAGTACCCGCCGGACCTTCAACCAGGACGCGCGGTTCGCGGCATCCCCACAATGCGCGGTGAGCGCCGATTGGTTCGTATTCCTTCATTCGTCGATGATCTTATCGACCCCGCTCCGATTCGTCGTCGATCCGATGAAGCGCAGTCGATCGAGGTTCCCCACTCGAGCGTAGACGTACCACGCCGCGCCGATAAACGCGACGACGTGAGTCGAGTCCAGTTCGACGTGAAGACGCGCGCCGTCGAGCGGTCCGGCGAGCATCTCCGCCGACGACGTGTCGCCGCGCTTCTTGCGCCGCGTGTCCTGGATATACAGTTGGCCGTCGATGTTTACCAGCGTTCCGTCGTCGATCAGTTCGCGCAGTACGTCGCGCTCATCGTCGGGATTCTTCATCGCGTCCTCCCGCGTCGATTGTAATCGACGACGATCAAAGTCGGGAGGTCGCGACGGAAGTCGGGAGCCTGTTTTACATAACTACCCCTATGGGACGTTACAGCGCGTCGCCGTCGATACCCTTGATGAACTTCACAGGAGTCTCGACACGCTCCGTCAGCGCGCCGGCATCCAGACGCGCGTTCTTGTCCTCGAGGTGTTCGTCCGCCTGGTTCTGCGCCTCGAGCGCCGCAGCAGTCTTCACCGCTGACAGCACCAGACTCGCCGCGTCTAGTTGATCCTTCGGATCGATCGCTCCGTTCATCAGCGCGCGCGCCGTGTCGTGAGCCTCGACTAAGCCTTCGACGAATGCGTCTTTCTTCTTGTCGTCGAGACCGCGCCACCGCTTAGGCCACCGCTTCAACGCTTGACGAACGAGCGCCTGATCCTTGGGATCAGCCGGGTCGATCGCCGAAAACCGCGCGTTATCCGTGACGGACCGATCCCCTCCCGACGCAGTCGGGGGGGGTGAGGTCCGTCCGTCCGAAGCGCGCGTCAGTTCCTGACTCATTGTTTCAATCCTATCGCCGTGAGGATACTTCCGATCACCGCTGTAATGACGACACCGATCGACGTTTGACTCCAGAATGTCGCGCGTTCCTGCCGTTGCTCTAATCGATCGACGCGCAGCACTAAGCCGCGCTCCGGCTCCGACTCGCCGATGATGAGTCTCCGAAGCCTGACGACTTCCGAGTGAGTCTGTTGGTTAGCCTGTTGGATCAAGTCCTGATTGTGCTTGATATCGCGCACAGAGTCGCGGACCTCGATCAGCATTTCGGCGAGGTTGGGTTCGTTCATGATTGTTGGACCTTGGAAACAAACTCGATAGCCTTGGGACCGAGCCATTCGGAAACCGTCTTCGCTTCGTCCTTGAAAGCCTGCGCGACTTCGGGGCGTTTTGTCTTGAGTACATCGATCGCATCGACGATCCGCGTTGCCGCTTCCTTCGCCGCGACAGCATCGCGACGCTTGGCGATTCCGAAGACCATTCCGCCGGCTCCGAGAAGCGCAGAAGCGACTCCGCCGATCGGACCGCCGAAGCCTTCGGAGAGAACCTGCGCCGCGCTGATAAGCGCCTGGAAGCGTTCCTGCTTCGCCTCGAGCCGCTCGATCGCCGCTTTCGCGGAAGTCTCCGCCGCGAATCGGCGCGCGTCCAGATCCGCGATCGCCGCTTTCGTATCACTGATGATCCGATTCTGAATCGCTTCCGCCTCCAGCGCATTCTGATCGAACTCCGCCGTCAGGAGGTCGATCTGGGATTTCGCATCAGATTCGACCCTGCCGACGGCTTTCGCGAAGAGCGCCTTCGCGCGCGCGTTTGCGCTCGCTACCTCGCTGATCTTCGCTTCCGCTTCTTTCTTCACCTTCTCCTGTTGAGTCTGGATCTCGACCTGCTTCGCCTGGATCTCGACGGCGAGATCTTCGGCGGAAACGTCCTTCCCGCTGAAGGGTGATTTCGTCGTCAGTTCGCATCCGGAAAGGAACAAACAAGCGCCGATAAGGATGAGGGTATTTCTATTCATTCTGTCACCATACCACACCGCGCGCGTGATTCTCGGATCGATTGTTCCCGACGAAGAGACCTGATATACTCCTCGCGTGTCATTGTGTTTCGCGGGGAGATCCCGCGATCCGGCTTTGGTTCTCCGCGCACCACGCGCCAAATGTTCGCCGGCATGAATCAGAGACACGCGCGCCGCTCGACTTCCCACGGAGTCGATCGGCTTTAGAAAAGTGAATATTCACG